CTTGTTATTCGTCATTCTTTTTACTCCTGCGTTTCTTTATGGGTGTGGGGTCCAACGCATGCTGAGCCTCGGTGAGAAACGCACCGCATCCCAGAGCCTTCGCAACCTTCACACATTCGATGATGTACCATTGGTAATCCAAGTCATCCGGTATCGCGTTATAATCTTCGATCAGCATGAAGGCACGAGCGCCATCAGTCTTGGGAACCTTATTGCCATTCTTGGCGTAAGTCAAGGGAGAAAGCGTCCGGTCGGTGGTCTGATACCAGCGGACCACCTTCCCAAGGTACTCTTCGCCCTGGACCGCTCCCCCGGTCACGCTCCGGGCCGAGAGGAACTCTACCAGCTTCCCGGCTCGCACCGTGTCCTCGAACGGGACACCCTTGGACAACCACTCGGCGACAGCCTTGGCGACGACGGAGGCCGAGGGGTTCTTGCGGAGGTCCGGCGGAGCGTAGAGCCCCTTGGCCTTGACCTTGCGCTCGGGGGTGATGGCAACGTAGTTGTTGACGTCTTTGAGTGCCAAGACCCTGTATGGTGTATACTCGAACTCGAAGCCCGAGGTCTTGGAGTAGTCATCGACGATCTTTTCCAGGACGGGGCGATCCTTGTGGGGGTAACGGACAGCAATGCCGTCAGTGTTGGCGCTGACCACCTGGAACCCGGCGGCGACGAAGCGTTCGATGAGAACGAGGAGAGTAAGCTGTCCGGTGAGAGTGATGGCGATCATCAGGTCAGGGCTGTAGAGCGGGCTGTGCTTCGCGGCGGTCTTACCAAATGTTCCGTTCAGCGAGATCTTGAGAGTGTTGGCGGTGGTCTTGTCCCCGCTCTTCTTCGCTGCGAGGCGTCGATTGTAGATGCTCCGGTACTCATCGATGAACTTGCGCCCGGTGTTCTGCGGGATGAGATCGCATAGGATGAGGATGCTGGGATAGTAAGACGCCGCGTCGATGTCGGTCAGCCCCCACTCCTTGTCTGCCAGATGACAGACCGACTTGTCGTGGGTGCTGTGGAGCCCGCCGACACCCATCTTGTAGGTACCGTCCCCGACTGAGATCGTGCGGTCCAGGAACTCCGGCAGCACCACGTGCCCGGTGTTACGGTTGACCGAGAAATGACAGCCGTCAAGCTGTGTCTTGATCGCGTTCAGATGGGGGCTTTCGTAGGTGACGAAGTGAGGCACCTTGTAGGACACCGTGCCGGGGATCTTGGCCTGTCCGTAGGCGAGCTTGAGCCGCCGGACGAACGCGGCCTCAGCCATCTGCGTGTCTGACTTGGAGCGCATGTCCACGCCGTACATCTGACTCATCTGGACCCGGAGCTTGAGCGGCTCGTCAAGCTGCTTCATCAACGCCTCGGTTGTGTCGAGGTCATTGTAGCAGTACTTCAGGACGAGCTCCCGCTGCTCATCCGTGAGGTGTGTCATGTGGTGGTAGGGGAGGTCCTTGAGCCACGGCATATGCATACGCGCTCCGTAGGCCTTCAGGGACACGAAGGACGGGGCGACCTCCTTGATGTCCACGTGGTCGGCAAGCACGCGGGGAAGCCTGAGAGCCTTCTCCGCGACCCAAGGGGTAACACGCTCTTCAATCAGACTGTCCGCGAGCTCCTTTATCTCGGCTTCTGAGAGGCCTTTGGCAGCCGCCGCCATAACCGGCAGGTCGAACCACCGACCGTTGAAGGTGACCAGAGTAATGTCTTGGTTCTCGATGAGAGCGCGGATGGGCTCGGGACCGCTCTCGTGGAGCCAGAGATGGAAGTACTTCCCGGTGTCCACATTCTTGCCGGCCAGCAAGAAGGAGTTGGGGTAGGTCTCCGTGTCCACGACGATGGTCTTGCGGGTCACTTCTTCCGGTCCTTGAGCTGGTGCTTGTCTGCGAACTCGATGAGCTTGAGCATGACCTCTGGCTCCAGAGTTAGCACCTCGTTGCGGTGGTTCATCACGGCCAGCAAGACGTTGTAGCCGTCAAACCGGGCGTAGACCCCGTCGCCGAGGTAGATGTGTGTTGCGTCGCTCATTGCAGAGTTCCCTTGACTTCCAGATACAGCTTGGCCTCTGCCGCCAGCTCGCGAATGTGTTGAGAGGGGTACTCATCAACCAGGAGGGTCATAGACTTGAGGCACTCGGGGCACCCTATTTCGTTGGCCTCAATGTGATCCGCCGCACTGAAAAGGAAGATAGCGGGGACCGGGTGGACCCAACGGTTCACAGACCGCATGACGAAGACGAGGCGTTCACGCGACCTCATGACCTTACCTCCTTCTCCGCACGAGCCAGAGAGGTTTTGCGCCGCCCCAGCATATCTTCACGATACTGTCTCGTCTTGTTGGACGCGATTGTCTTCCAGCACTCCGGGTCAATCTCAAGAGCCCGCGCCATGACCACCGCCCGACGCTTGACCCGGTTGACCGGGTGTTGATCCTGATCCACGTAGCCGTGGGGCTGGGGTCCGGCTTCCCGCTCTTGCTGAATCTCGGCGACCAAGAGCTCCCGCTTCTTGGCGAGGTAGTGAGCCGCCTTATCAAGGTCCTCCAGCTGACCCTGAAGCGACGGGTGCTTCTTGCCAAGCCGCCACAAATACTTGGTGCACGTTGCTACAAAATAGTCCCAGCCGAGAGCCGCGACGATATCCCAATGCGGGGGGATACCTTCATTCTGGTAATGGGTGCCGCCCACCTGCTTCTTGTTGGCTTCAGACATCAGAGGTTGTCCTTCATGTCACGATGGTACTGGTTGAGTTCGTCGATGAACGCCGTGAACTTCGCCCCGCCTTCCAGGTAGTAGGGCTCGAGCGCATCAAGCCCCCGGACGACGATGGCCGAGGCGTAGAGGTTGCCCATCATCACCTCCTTGGTGCAGTGGAGGACAAGCTCGCCGAGGTCCGCCACCTTGAGCACCGCCGCCTCCTTCTCGGTCAGGTCGTACTCCACGCCCATGTCCATGAGGATACGGGCCTCGGCTTTCTCGATGAGGCTGGCAATCTCTGGTGCTGCCCACTTGAAGGTCGCCGGCAGATCCCCGGTGACGCTCTCGGCGGCGTCGTGGAAGAGCGCGGCCTTGATCAGAGCGAGAGACGGGTCGGGCTCCAGGTGAAGCACGATCGCCAGCACGCCCCAAGCGTGGGCCGAGACGGTCTGGTCGTTCAGCCGGGGAGCGGTGTGGTAACGCAGAGTATCGCCGGAGCGATAGAGCTTGAGGAGTTGGTCAAAGTTCACTTCGTTATCCTTTTCAGTTCTTGTTCAACTTCGGTTATTTTCTGGCTATCTGCCTCAGCCAGAAAGGTTCGCACCTCGTAGAGTATTGTCGTGTGGTCCCGGTTCATGAGCCGCCCGATGCGTGGAAGGCTCATCCCGGTTCGCTGCCGCATCAGGTAAGAGGCGTGCTTGCGAGCGGTAACCAATCTGGCCTTTCTACTCCTCCCAGTCAAGTGCATAATTTCGATCCCGTAGACGGTCGACACCGCGCAGAGGATCAGGGAGGCCATGGGTATCAGGTTCTGCTTGCGCAGATTTTCTACCCGGCGAGCCGTCTCCTCCAACAGGGCGGCGATGCGGCGCTGCTCACGCTCTGCAGCCTGAGCAGCCTTCAGCTTGGCCGCCATCCGCCGCTTGTAGTAGGCGTCGGTGCCGTCAATCCTGAAGAACCCACCATCGAGGGCTGCCGCTATCGCCTTCTCGTTCATGCGTCGCGCTCAGCCTTCTTGAGCTCGTCCTTGCGCAGGGTCTCGGTGGTCTCTTCATCGAACCAAGAGACTTCGATCATGTCGTCAGGCAGCACCGCCTTGACCACGCCGGAGTTCAGGGTCTTCTTGTGGGTGACGAAATCACCCTCTTTGAACTTTGTCATGATACTATCCTCATTCGGCCGAATTGGCCTGTTTCGTATTTGTGTCTGTTCTCCATCTCCTCCCAGACGGTGGCCGGGTTGGAGGTGGTTCCGTTGGCGTAAAGTCTCAGGAAGCTCGAGCCCACGGCGGCGTAGAGATAGCCATCCCGCCGGGCCAGCTTGGTCTGCTTGTAGACTCCCTTGGAGGACCGAAGGATCACTTGGTCCTCGATGATGGTGAAGAGTATGGAGGTGTTCATAGCGGCGTCAGAAGTTGAAGTTCAAGCCGGTGCGGACTTCAAAGCTCTCGGTCTCGCCGCGATAGAGGCCTTCCAGCTTGATGGACGTGTTGGAGCCCATCATCACTTCGATGCCGCCGCCGCCCACGATGCCAGCCACAGCCGCGCTGGCGGTGAAGCCGCCGAAGTCGGCACTGAGCGCGGTCGCGCCGTAGCCCGCCGTGGCATAGACCAGGAAGCCATCGAGGTCGTACCCGGCGCGCAGCCGGATCGAGTCGTTGGCGTAACCGAAGCCTTCCCATGTACCAGCCATCAGGTCGCCTTCGATGCCGATGATGACGCTGTCGGCCACGTTCCAGTTATAGCCCAGCGTGACGCCGCCAGCCCAAGCCGGGTCATAGCCCTCAACCAGCGGGCTGACGCCCGTGACGAGGCCAGCGTAGAAGCCCTGGAAGTCCGACTTGCCATCGGCGTCGGATGCGAGGGTCGGGGTTGCCGCGAGGATGATCGCTGCGGCTGCGAGGAGGTAGGTCTTCATATTGCTCACCTTTCTAAATTATCGGTTACAGTGCGAGGAGGAAGTAGGCGACCGCCGCGAGGACGATCAGTGCGAGGAGGCTGCCGATGTTGTCGGCCAGCGTACCGGGGGTTGTGCGGAAGCGGTTCATGCCGCCTCCTTCATGGCTTCAGCCACACCGCGCGGATCAGCGCCAGCCATGACAGCCTTGAGGGCCTCCTGCAGGGCGACTGCAGGAAGGCGACGGCAGGTCTTACCATCGATGAAGCGGCGAAGCTGTTGAGCGGCGGTCATGGGGGAAATCTTGGTCATCTGTGTTCTCCGTTATAGCCGTGGCGTCAGCGCCACCGTCCCCTCAATATGCGCTGCCTAAAAACAGAAGTCAAGCTTTATTTTTGCGCTGCAGCCAACTTTTTTGCGCGAGGTCCCAATCTTGGGCTGCGACCGGGACGTAACACTGCCTGGAACCCTGTCGATAGCGAAGGAACGACTCCCACATCGGGGCAACCACCTCCCGGAAGAAGAGGGTATGGGAGTCGACACAGTTACCTCTAGAGAAGAAGTTGAACAGGTCGTCGTCGAAGTCCGCCGGGTCCACGCCGGTCTCGAACAGCGGGTGAGGTCGGATACCGAGGATGGGGTAGGGGTTGGCGATATACGGGACGTCCTGAACCCGCTCCCAGTCCGGAGTATCCACGTAGGCGTGCATGTTGTTGGTCGTGTGGTGGTAAAGGCCGACGCCAACCCCGATGTGCCCGGCGAGGTATTCCAATAGCATGGTGAACTGCGGGAAATTGGCACCTCCCGCCGGGCCTCCCCAGACGACATCGTTGGAACGGTTGAACACGTGGATGTTCAGCTTGCCATCCCGGATGTCCAGGGCAGCGCACAGGTTGCAGGCGGTATCCTTACCCTCGTACAAGATGTCGTCGGGATGACGGATCTGCAACACGACCTGACGATCCTGGGGGTTGCGCTTGAGGCGCTTGATCGCCGCGTGGATCTGGTCTACTCCGGCCCGGAGCCGGAAGCCGTAGGCGGCGTTGAAGTTCTTGCCATCATCCGAATAGTTCCGGAAGCGGGAGACGATGTTGGCGAGGAAGTCCACATCACGTCTGCCGGCGAGGATCCACAGCGGCTCGAAGAAGTGCAGGTAAGGGTTGATGTTGCGCTTGGAGCAGAACAACACCCGCTGGGTTGGCTGACTGTAAGAGATGGTGACCGGTGCGGGAGCGCGAAGCACCCGACCGTTGCGGCTGGTCTCCATCACGCCGGAACGCTGGAGCATGCGGACGGTCTGGGGCCATGCGTCGTTGCAGTTTTCGTAGATGTACATTATTCGTTCTCCTGGAACAGGCGGTAGAGCTGATGGTGGGCGTCGGTGTGGTCGATGTCCACGACGCGGTAGCCCTCCTCGATAAGGCGAGCCCGAGCCTTGATCGTGTCTTCGTGCTTCTGGCGAGTGTTGGTCTCGTTGAGAGGCTTCTCCTCACCCCTCGCAGCCCGGCGAGCCCGGACGCGGGCCAGGCAGACCTCGATGGGGGTATCAAGCACGGCGAAGATGACCTTGTCCCGGCCAGCCTCCTCAAGCATCGCCTTGGGGAGGGTTGCTCCGGCACTCACAGAGCTTGCCAGCAGCCCTTCACACAGGACGTTACCCCCGGCGCGGTAGGCCTTGGTCACGAGCTCGGCGTGCTCGGCCTGCGTTCCCATAACATCCAATCCGCCGCAGGTATTGGCGTAGGAGCCCACGAGGTAGAGCGGGAACTTCAGAAGCGGAGGGGTGATGGCGTAGCCCATGACGCGATGAGTGACCAGACCCTTGGGACTGGTGAAGGACTTGGTCATCGCGCTGTGTGCGAATTGGAAGAAGCCCCGGACGGCGGTCGTCTTGCCGCTGCCAGAGGTACCACGAAGGTTGATGATTACAGGCAAGGTGTGTTCTCCGTTATAAGTGGCGTCACGCTACGCCGGGTTGAGGGGAAAGTCAAGCGGAAAGTTCAGTAGGCGGTCTCGGGCCTGTACTGGGAGCGGGGACGGCTCTCTCCGCGAAGCACTCCTTCTATCTTAGCTGCTTCACAGAAGCAGTTTTGGATATCGTGTAGTGTCAGGTCGGCTATGTTCAATTGCTCTTTAATATGGATGTTCACACGTATAAGAGCTTCGCAGAAATCCTCACTTGTCCATGAGTGAGAAGGCTTCAGATTGTAGAGGTAGTTCAACCCCCGCTGCGAGCCGGGGCCTCGGGGTGCGAAGGTGTAGAGGTCCGTAGCTTTATCAAGCTGCCCAAAAAGATAGGTGAGGTCTGCGGCAGCCTGCCCTGACATGAATGTCGCCATCCCGTAGGGAGCCGATAAAGCCGTTACCGTATTCTCTATGGAGTTGGAGCGGACAGCCTCACGAACCTTATCCTTGATCCTTATCAGACCGGCGAGCACCGTGTCGCAGAGGAACTCTTCCTTGTTGGCGGGACTACCGACCTTGTGACCGGGATAAACGAGATACGCACTCGTATATACCTTGAACTCGGGCTCCTTCTTGAGCATAGAGATCACGAACTTGAACCCGGCTCCGTCAAAGCTGTCGACGTCGTCCAAGTTGAGCTCGGCTTCCAGTAATGCGTCGAGGGTCGGAGGCCAGTTAATTAGTCGGGCGACAACCGCCGCCAGCCAGATGTCGGGACCGGTCATACGGGGATAGTAGTTCTTCAGCAGCCACTGCGACACCCGATCATCCCGGCGGCGGATGTTGCAGAAGCGATACTTCTGCAGGATGGGGTCTGTTGTCCACGGGCCGGGATGACCAGAGGCTTTGCGGATACGCATGTTTTCACGCTCGTTGACGAAGTAGATAAAGCGGGATAGAACTTCCGCAGAAACTTCAGACTTCATTTCAATTCTCCACTCGAAGAGACGATACGAAAGCTTCCCATTTAGAAAAATGGGCATTGTGATGAGGAGGCTTAACTTCTGGAAACTGAGATTTCACACTTTCCCAGATAGTGCGAAATGGACCAGATAAATATCTCACGTTATATATAGCCTCTTTGTGGCGTCTACGAACCTCAGGATCTTCGTAGGCCTTATTCGTCATTTCAGAAATACGCGATTTAACTTCGGGTCTGGAGTTAGTTTCTTTCGCTATTATAGAAAACCGCTCTCGCACCTCGGGTCTAGAGAAAGTTTTTCTTAGGGTTGCGGCTCTGGCTTCATAAACTCCCGGCTTACTCAACGCAGTCTTTACTGCCGCAATCTGTCGCTGCTTATACTCAGGATCCTTATATTTCTGCAGCAAAGCTTCTCTATGCTTTGTTCTTAATGCTGGTGACTTCCACAGGACTTTCAGTTGTTCTGAAGTAAGTCCGTCTCCACCTTCCGAACGATTCAGACACTTGCGACCGTATTTGCTTCTAAGTCGATCTATTGTTTTTCGTTCCAAGGAGTTCAGCTCATCAAGGTCTCGAGCCCAAAGAACGACTCGGTTTTTGCATGTGGAAGTTCCATACTTCTTTATCGCGGAATGAAGAATAACCCCGGATCCGAAATAGCTCGGAACATAAGCCTTGGAATGTTTCTTACCGGCATACCAAAGCACTCCTTTCGGGGTGCTTACGCGAGTCAGGTAGATGTATCCAAAGCGATCTGCGGTCACAGGAAGTGTTCTCCTCTGTAGGGGAAGCCGGTGCGGGGGAAGATCTTTGCCCGGTCGGGGATGCTCAGCTTGTCGTTGTGAGCCTCGTTGCGCAGCCATCGGGGCAACTCTTCTCTGATCTGCCAGATCGCAGCGGAGGGCTTGTCCTTGCCCCAAGCCTCCTCGTGCTTCAGCAGCCGCTCGTAGGCCATGTCGGCATAAACACCCCCATAACGACGACCGAAGAAGTGGTTCTTGAATTGACAAAGCTGGCTCTCGAACGTGAAGTAGCCGACGTCGGGATGAGGGTATACCGAGAGGTGGTGTTTGATGACCCCGTTGGCCTTCCCGGCCAGCCAGTCGCACATCTTGTCGTAGTCTTCGTACTTCCCATCGAACCCGTTATTGGCCCGCTTGTCGTTGACGAGGTGGTCCATTCCCATCAGGAACAGCATCCCGTTGCGGTGGGACTTGGAGCCGTCCTTGTCCCAGAACATCAGGTCCTGACAAGCGGTCCCGTATCCCATGATCTTCACGTACTCCAGGTAGGAGAACGTGGACAGCCGACCGAAGCTGTAATAGTTGGTCGAGACGAGGTCCCAGAGCTCGGTATAGCTCTTTTCGCTCAGCATCTCCACCTGAGAACCGTATTTGCCGACCAGCCGGGCGTAGGACTTGATGGCGGGGACAGTGTTGCGCTTGTTCTTCAGGCGGTCGGTGTCGAAGAACAGCCGGGGCCACTCCAGGTTGAACCACCCGTCGAAGACCTCGATGTTGTCGTCCGGATCAGGGCAGTCCGACAACTGATGCATCATGAGGAGCGAGGTCAGCGGGTTCTGTGTCATCCCGTTGAGGAAGGCGAACCAGAGAGCCTGCTCGGGGGTCCAGTTGAAGCGGGACTTGAGGGCTGGCATGTAGAGATACACGAGGCCGGGCATGATCCCATGCTTCAGGTTCATGTCGTAGAGCTTGTGGAAGTAGTCCACACGCTGGGGGTGGGGGCGGTAGTCCATCGGTTATCCTTTCACAGGCTTGAGACCGTTGTGACCGCACCCGGCCTCGAGCTTCAGGAACTCGATTTGGGCAACCGGCTTCGGCTCGATGCGGATGTAGAAACAGGTACCATGGTAGACCATCCCGGTCACATGGTAGCCATACGTCTCGCTGATCATCTTGTCGAAGGCGTAGGCGTAGGTCTCCCGATCCTCCGTGACCGCGTAGCCCCGCTTCTGCAAGGCTTTCGCCGTGAAGTGATAGCGGCAACTCGCACCGTCCGTGATGAGGATTGCGCGGGGGCGGTTGGCGACCATACGCGCCATCTCTGGTGCCCAGTAGCCAGACTGGTGCTTTATCAGTGTGAAGAAGGGGAAGTCGCAGACATAGATATCTGCCGGCGAGGTGCCGAGGGTGTCGTGCGCGTTCTCGTGGTGGATGCTGACGCTCTCGTAGCCCGCGAGAGCGTGCTGAAGTTGGTTGAAGCAGTCTTCATCGAGCTCGCTGATGCGATGGTAAGATGGCTTCATCTGCTCCTGGATGGCAACAGAGAAGACCCCGCAACCCCCGAACGGCTCCACGTAGGAGAGCCCCTTGGGGAACTTCTGCAGCAGCCACGAGATCGCCATCACGTTCTTTCCGGTCTCCTGCCAGCGACCGTTGAGGTATTCGTAGTAGGACAGGTCGCCGTCAGGCATCTCCTTGGCGGTGCCGGGGATGAGTGAGAACGGGTACTTGTTCAGGATTGTCCAGTTGGTGGTCATGCGAGTCTTAGTCCTTTTCACAATTTTGAGCGGCCTGAAGTTTTCTAGGTTGGATCTCTTTTGTTTCAATTTTAACCTTGAGTTCTTTGGCAAACTCTTCGAAAGAGACGTAATAGAAATATGGTTCATTACCGGAAAGCAGTTTTACACGCCGCACGACAGGTATAGCTGACCACAACTTTTCCAATATCGCGTTTATGTTGCGGACGCTGTTATAATCGTCTGTGATTTCCGGTAAGCTTTTGCCGATATAGTGAGGTTCTCGCGCCGATAAAATACCAACACAGTTATCACACATCCAGTTAAGAACGTAGCTTTGGGAAGCGTTGAGTATCTCCCACGCTTCCGGACTGGTTCCCGGACCTTGATCTTTGGCCATATCTTTCTCCTTATACGTTATGTTGTGAAATATGGACGGCAGACAGCCGGGTCGGTGTCAGCCCCGACGATCCAGAACCCCAGACCCTCTGGGTTGTCCAGAGAGCCCTGCTCCCTGAGCCAACGGATCATCTTGCCCTCGTAGGTGGGGTGGAAGACGATGTCGTCGTAGGTCTCCGGCATCAGGTCTGAGTACGAGGCGTAGCCGCTGTCGTGGAGGGAGATCTTGTAGTTCCAGTCGAACGGCAGGTTCTCCGGGTCCACCCCCATAACCCGGAGGCGGCTCTTGGTCCAGGCCAGCTTGTCCGGCCCGATGCCGATGCTCACCAGCTTGCGCAAGTTGTGGGGGTTGCGGGCCAGACCCAGCATCACGCTGGTCAGGGAGTTGCAGCTGCCGGCAGGGACGATGAGCGTGTGCACCTCATCCGGGATGTTCTCGGTCTGCACCGCGCCGACTTCGTGGAAGGCGGTCACGTCCTCGGCGGTGTTTTTCACGTGGTCCAGAGTGATGCCGTAGGGGACGACAAAAGCCTGCTCCTCACCCTCGTTCTCGAACTGGTGACGAAGCTCCTCAACCCGGCGCTGTAGGGCGGGGTTGTAGGCGACCTTGATGAAGTCGAACTCGGCTCCGAACCCGGCGGCGATAGCGGGGTTGGGGTAGTTGAAGAGCGTGGCGGGGGAGGTGGCCCCGACGACGTTGAGGCTCTTCATACCGTATACAGCGGCGAGGAAGGCTGTCATGCTGTGCTGAGGGGAACGCACGCTCGCACCGGTGACCACCTGTGTAGCGTTGCCTCTGTACTTCTCGAACAGATGGATAAGCTGACGCAGCTTGGAGCCGGACAGACCCCCGTAGCCGAGGGGTGCGAACTTGTCCTCACGCTTGAACCAGATCCCCTTGTGGAGTTCCCAAGGGGTGAGTCGGGCGGCGAGGCGAGTGAGGTCTTGAGGTGTCGGCAGGGTCATTACGTTCTCCGTTGAAGGGGTGGAGGGGAGCCGAAGCTCCCCGCCGGGTCAGTTGAACATCTTCTGCGACAGGATCTCGCTCGAGAAGCGATTCTCGTCGTAGAGGCGGCTGGAGGCCACCGCCGTCTTGTGGCGCGAGCGGTGCGTGATGAAGTCCGTGAATGCGTTGTACACGGCGTAGGCGTTGGCCCCCATCTCGGTCGCGTACTTCTTGTAGGACTCCCGGATGCGGGTGGCCGCGCGGCTGTCGTCGATATGCACCGCCGCGATGGCCAGGAACTTCACGACCAGCTTGTCGACCTCGGCCTCCGTGGTGGCCCGGTTCATCATCTTGGTGAACCACTCACCGGAGGTGTTGAACTCGCCGATCATCCGGACGAGGTTCTCGGCTCCGCGCTCCACGTTCAGACTGGCGTTGTGGTACTGGGAGTACGAGCCGATGATCTTGCCCATCACCTGTCCGTTCAGGCAGGCGACCCGCATACCCCCGGCCTTGGTCATGTACTTCCAGGTGCCGTCGTAGGCGTTGAGAGTGACGATTTCCAGGTTGGTCTGGTTCTGCCCGGCGAGCACCGAGTATGCCGGCATCACGATGCGGATCATGGAGCGAGCGCCGTGGGCGGAGGTCTGCACCATTACCTCGGCGTCGGTCGTGTCCAGCTTGGCGGCCTCGATAGCGTTGAGCGTGGCGACCACGATGTCGTTGTTGCTCACCACCTTGTAGCGGTTGCTGACGATGGAGAGCGGGTTGCCGGTCTCGGTGTTCACGATGGCGACCCGATCCCGAACCGGCTTACCCTGCAGGGTCTGCAGCGGCTCGGTGTGGACGTTGAACAGGACGCCTGCTTCGGCGATCTTGTCGTAGATGTTCTGGGTGGTGTTCACTTTGATGTTCCTTGTTGGTGGAGGGTGGGGAGGGATGTGCCCTCCCCGGTTGGGTTAGAAGTGGACCCAGCTCAGATCCACTCCGTTGGAGGCGGCGAAGGTCTTGCCCTCAGCGGTGAAGCTGACCCAGTCGCATCCTTCGTCCTTGAAGGTCTTGACCAGACCATTCTTCTTGAGGTCCGTCAGGTTGCCGCGCTCTTTGTTGGAGATGTCGAGGAGCGGGGTGCCGTTCCAGTTGCCAGCGTCGTTGGCGAGGGCGAGGAAGAGGGCGAGCGAAGCGGGGGTCAGGTTCATTGTCGTTCTCCGTTATGCGAGGCACCAGCGCCTCAGTACACCCTTTATGCGCTGTTCAGAAACGAAAGTCAAGCGTTATTTTTGGGCAGGGCAAAAATAATTTACGGGTTGGTCTGGGGGCCGACCCTGAACTCTCCGCACCAACCATCTGGCGCGACCCTGATCCGGAGGTCGCTACCGTGCAGGTTGCTCTGGGGGTGTGGCGGCGGGAAGCGTACGCAGTACCCCGTATCCCACCTCCTGCCGAACGTGCCCATCCGTGGGCGAAAGTACCTACAGATGGAGCACGATTCGGACATCTCGTTCATCAACCCTTGGCGTTCTCAGCCCCAGCCTCGGCGTCTTCAATCGGACCGAGGACGTTTTCGATCTCGCTGGCTGCGGCCTCGATGGCGTCCTCCAGGGTGGAAATGAGGCTGTCGAGAGCATCGTTGGCTTCGTCGGCTGAGGACTCGGCGTTCTCGAGCTCGCTGATGGCCTCTTCGGCGGTGGAGGCGCGGTCGGACGAGGCCATGTTCTCGGGCATGTTGTCCCGGTACTCCTGCTCTTCGTCCTTGATGGTTTCGAGGTTGTCCTTGGCGTCTTCGAGAGCGGACTTGGCGTTCTCCAGATCGCCACGGATACCCTGGAGGGTGGAGATGAGTTCGTCGATGGCCTTGCGGCGGGCAGCGTTCATTGGTCTGTATCCTTTATCAGCGGGGGCACCAGCACCACCCGTGGTTTCTATATGGCGCATTTCGCCGGGGAAGTCAAGCTTTATTTTTGGGGTGCGTAAATTATTTTTGGGGGCGGTTGTTCCAGATTCTTTCCACAATGAGATACCCCAACTTGTCGTATCCGTTATTCCGGGTGGCGGCGTTGTCAGTGTACCTCTTTTGGTTCGCGGCTGAAATTGTGTGAAAGGGGCCTTTGTGTCCATATTCACGAGCAACCGTGAGCGGCGTCACATGTTCATGAACCATGGTTGATATGAAAATGTTACCGGCAGGACAGCCGGTCCGAACGTAGTTGTTGTCGTACTGGTCCACGGTTCTTTCAGATTTGGCCGGGCCAGCGCAGAACGGGCAGGGAAGTAGGGAAGACATAAGTATACTCCGAAGCTTGAAAGCTCCCTCGGAGGGTTGAAGCGGAAATCCGAGGGAGCCGGGGAAGCATGTGTCTGTGCGGATTTCTCCTACTCAGTCGTGCTACAGGACCGCTGCGGCTCCGGAACCCGGCTGCCTGCCGGGATGAGTTGGTGGGCGAGATAGAGCCGGTCCATCTTGAAGACCCGGCAGTGCCGCCCAGTGAAGGCGAAGATGTCGTCAGCGGCGTTCATCGCGTCGTTGAAGCGGTCGTAAAGGGGAGCGGCTTGAGGACCGACCGGGTCTTTGTTAGACCACTCCGTGACCATGAAGAAGCTCACTTGCCAGCCTCCTTTCCTGTCGAGTAGACCCGGACCTTGATGGTGGGGTGTACGTAATCCCGGATGGCCTCGTAGGCCTCGCTCTCGCTCTTGGCGTCCTGCAGGGCGAAGGTCAGCTTCGCGGCGTTGCGGTCCACGAGGTTGCTCAGGGCGAGCGAGACCATGGAGCCCGTAAAGTAGGAGATGGTCTTGTCGGGCTTGAGCACGATGTACGATGTGTTGTTGCCGTCGATGATCTCGAAGCGATACGGGCGGGTCTGAGCGGTCATGGTCGTTCTCCGTTATGAGCAGGGGCACCTCGCCGCCTGTGTCTTCTTATATACGTCGGGTCGGTGTGGAAGTCAAGCGTTGTTTTGGGCTGGCCAAATACTATTTGACCAGCCCGGTTGGTTATTCGCCGTGGTCGCGTGCGTACTTCTCCAGGAGCTCGAGCCGATCGATGAGCCGGGAGTAGTCCCGCAGGAGAGTGAGCAGGGGAGCCTTGCTCACGTAGGCCATCTGGGTGGTCTCCCGGATCTTCTCTACCTGCGAGTGCAGGAGCTCGAAGTCCTCCTGAGAGAGCTCGGTCTTGACCGGGAGGCGGCGATGGGAAAGGTTGGTGGTCATGGGGTTCCTCTTGGGGGGAAGGGGAGAGGGGGAGGCCGGAGCCTCCCGCCGGGTTCAGTTCTGCGAGGCCCAGAGGGCTGCGTCCATGTTCAGCGACCATGCCTCAGGGATGTCGCGGCTCGGCTTTCCCTCATAGCAGAGAGCTCCCTTGACAACTAGAGAGGCGAAGGTGCCGCCAGCTTCCTTCTTGGACCAGCCGTTGGCGGTCAGGGTGTCCGGGTAGGCCCAGGTGTACGGGTCGCTCTCGAGATCGGCGTAGCAGCTGCCACCCATGCCGGACAGGCACTCGGCGTATAGAAGCTTCACAGCCTTGGCTTCGTTCTCGGTGAAATCAAAGGTCTTGGTCATCGGTGTTCTCCGTTATCGCGATGCATGTGCGCACCGTAACCTCTTATATGCGCCCTTTGCGTGCAGAAGTCAAGCTTTATTTTTGGGCTGGCCAAAAATAATTTGCTGGACCTACTTCATGTCAGTTCTCCGTTCTTCAGTTTGAGCTTGTAGTTACCGTTGTTGTTCATGGCGTAGGCAACCGCCTCCGCGAGGGTGAGGACGCACTCGACCTTGCGGCCCTTGAGTGTGATGTCGTAACCGTGGACCATGGGGTTGCGGGTGATGATGTAGGTTTTCATCTATTTCCTCGGTGGTTTTGGCAGGGTGCGACCCAGCAGGTAGTCGAGCGACACCTTGTAGCCGATGGCGTAGACCTCCAGAACCTGGAGCTTGGGGTTCCGCCCGGAGTGCTTGGTACCCTCGTGGGCGACCACAGTGGGGATGGGGAGCCCGAGGTATCGGGCTGCATCGCTGGCGGTCTCGAAGCCTGCGGCCTCTCGGGCGGCTCGGAGGCGGAGGGCGAAGGGGGTGTAGGTCTTGGTGCTCATGTTACACCAGCCCCGCGATCGCAGCCTCGAGGGAGTCTTCCTGACGGATGACCTCGGCGCGACCGTAGCGGTCCAGCTTGTCGGCATCCCAGACGAACCAGACGACGTCCGGTCCGAGGCGATTGTGCAGCGGAGCGACCGCGTAGCGGCTGTCTGAGAACTCGTCACCGAAGGACCTCTTGGTGTCGGCGAGCATGCCCGGCATGTGCGGCATGTTCTCGTATGTGCGGCAGAAGGGGTTCGTGCGGAGGGGGAGGAGGTTAGCCATAGGAGGGCTCCTTTCTGAGAGCGGGGAGGGGGAGGGAGAGGCCGGAGCCTCTTTAGTTGGCGAAGGCTGCGAAGTGGAAAGTCTCGACGATCGTTACTTCCGGCTTGCTGAGGTCCTGAAGAAGAAACGGGGTGAAGCCGCCCTTGTCGGTCTTGCCGTAACCGATGATCTTGTAAGCGTCTGCGCCGATGAGAACCGGGGTGTTGAGAAGCTTGTTGAAGTTCTTGTTCATGGTCGTTCTCCGTTATCGGGGTGAAGCACCTCGCCTCACCGTAACTTCTTATATACGCTGCCCAGAAACAGAAGTCAAGCGTTATTTTTGGGCTGGGCAAATTTATTTTTACCCAGCCCGGCTGATTATGCCTTTTCGATGCGGTAGATGCTCTGGATGCGCTTGGCCCGGCCAATTGCCCAGTCGTGCAGGGTGCCGTCCACGGCTCCGGACACGTGGCGAGAGGTGTGGATAATGTAGGCGTGACCGTCCTTCCAGGCCTCCGGGTAGACGGCGAGGTGATGGGTGGTGAGCTGCTTGTAGATGTAGCCGCCGGTCTTCTTGATGTCGTACTTAGCCTCCATCTCTTCCTTCTTGACGCGGGTGCAGGTGAAGCCGAGCTCACGGATGACAGCGTGCGTGTCCCACTGGAAGGCACCCTTGCGGCGCTGGCGACCCTTGGCAGCCATCCGGGCGTGGACGTCGGCGTAGGTCGCGCCGGTAACCACGCAGATGGCCTTGACGGTGCAATCGTTGGTCTCGCCCATCTTCGAGCTTTCCATGCAGAGCTCGTTGAACTTCTCGGTCCAGACCTTGGCGGTGTGCGGGATGGCAGGCATTGTAGTTCTCCGTTATGGGTTATGCGTTGTGGTAGGGTGAATATACGCGGGACAGAAGCAGAAGTCAAGCGTTATTTTTGGGTGGCGTAAAAATAATTTGGGCGGCTGGAATGCTGGCAGAAGTAACACTTGCCTTTTATGGCGTTCCGGGGCAAGGTAGCGGGTCTGCTTTGAAACTAAAAAAGGCCCGGCGGGTTAGGCCGGGCCAGTCACTCTAGGGAGGAAAAGTCGCTGCGAACGAACCTTTCAAAACCATCGAACCACGACAAGAAAGAAGAACGATGATCAACACAAAGGACAGCCTTTATGCATAGAAGCCCTTCTACCCTGATCTGGCCGGTAGGTAAAGCAAAAAAGCGTGACATCGCAAAAATAGACAGGGACGGACATTACATCTGCCCTGTCTGCGGAGCACAAAATACCCATCTTCAATCCATACGTATGGCGGAAACAGACAAGTTTACCGTCTTGTACTTGGAAATCCAATGTGAGTCGGGTCTACACGATAGCACGTTGATCATCAACGCCGGCAAGGGATGTGTCAATCTTTTTGCGGAGAGCAATGATGAGTAACGTGATCTCTTTCGACGACGTCCGGAAACGTATCGACAAGGCACAACCCGACGTCACACCCACGGTACCACCCTTCGCTTTCCCAGTGGCCTTCGAACGTCTGAAAGACGAGAAGCGTTGGTGCTCATGGGAATGGCGACTGGTAGAAGGTAAATGGACCAAGCCCCCGTACAGGGCGATGTCCAACCAGAACGCCGCCAGTAACAACCCCACTACCTGGGACACGTTAGAGGCGGTAATGCTCCGGGCCAAGGAGGACGAGGGTCGTCGGGGCGTTGGCTTGATGCTCAAGGGTCTGGTCCGGCTCGGTGTCATTGATCTAGACAGATGTATAACGGAAGATGGCTCCATTGCCGGATGGGCTGAGGAGATCATAGACCGCTGCGGCTCCTATACCGAAGTGTCCCCGAGCCGGACCGGTATCAAGATCTACGGCTTTGTCAAGACCCTCGACACCTTGTCCTACAGCTCCGGGTCAAAGACTGAACGCAGCTACGAGCTCTTCTTGAACACCGGACGCTATATCTGCATCACCGGAGAGCAAGTCGGGGACATCGACTTTCTTGCAGACATCAGCGGGGTATTTGAGAGTCTGGCTGAGGGCTCTAGGTCTGGGGAGACCGCCGATGAGGAAAGCAATCTCATCCTGCTGGATCCCACGGGGGTGCAGATCGCCCTGCAAAAATGGGACCATGACGACTACAACGAGTGGATACAGGCTGGTATGGCCCTGAAGCGTTATGGACGCATGGGCAAGCAGATCTGGGATGAGTTCTCCCGGCGGTCTGAAAAGTTCTCCCAGCGCCGCAACGATACTGACTGGGCTGCGTTTGAGGTCCGGGATATCGACGTCGCGACGATCTTCTACCGTGCGGCGGAGCGAGGCTTCGTCAACGACGGCTCTTGGCACGAGACGGGAAGTAAGAAGGAGAAGGAGGAGGCCGGAGGGCGGCTGATCCGGGTCCACCTGCCGGTCGACCTTCGAGTCATCAAGCCTATCGAGTACATCCTGGATGGGCAGATACCGGTCGGGTCGCTCACGGTGGCCGGTGTGCGCGGCGGTGGCAAGACAACCCTGCTGGCAGGCTTGGCCCCCATAATCACCGGCACCTGTAGCGGGCTGCATCCTATGCGGCCCCGCGTCGTCCGCAAGATGATATGGGTGACGGAAGACGATGCCCAGATCACCCGTATCGTCATCGCCATGATCAACGAAGGCCTGATTGCGGACGTGGAGGCCTTCCGGGAGCGGTTCATCATGATCCAGGCCAAGAGGTCCGATCCCAAGATGCTCGCCGGGGCGTTGGAGGCTTTGGGCGCGGCGGAAGGTCGCCTGCTGAACAAGTACGAGCGGGGAGAGCACGAGGCTGCGCCCTTGGTCCTGCTGGACACGGTGGCTGCCACGCTGGAGATCAAGGACGAGAATTCGAATTCGGATGTTTCGCGGGCGGTGGCTGCTGTGCGGCAGTCGATTACCGATGCTTCGGTCTGGTTCGTCACCCACGTGGCCAAGGGCATGGGTCGGGTAGACACCTTGAAGGAGATGACGGCTCGCGGGGCTTCGGCCTTTGAGTCGGATGTTCAAGGTAATGCGGTGTTGGCTCTGGAGGATGACCTGCCCGACAAGCGTTTCTTGATCCTGGGCAAGAAGCGTGTGGACGTGGACAAGAACGAGATCACAGCCACGAGAATGCGGTGGCAGACAGAGACCTCGGCGGTCTGGGGCGATAGGCAGGAGCGGGTGAGTTATGCCGTGCTTGAGGCCACCGATCAGGAGGAGCGTGAGGAGGCTGTAGAGGACGCGCGGGAGCGGGCTGAGGCGGTGCGCGGTGAGGCTCGGGATGCTGCGGTGCTTGCGGCCTGTCAGGAGGCTGCAAATACTGCGGCGGGTGAAGGCTTCGAGGGGCTCGTGGTGCGTATACAGGCTGGCGGCGGTGACGGGCCGATTGCTGGTTATGAGCAGTTCAAGAGACTGTCGCTGAACACCCTTAGAGAAGGGGTGTGTGGTATCGCCAGCGGGAAGAAAGAGGTCAAGGATGGATTCAGGCAGTCGCTGGGTCGGCTGTTTGAGGTGAATGGGGACATCGATGTGTCTGGGTGCATCGTGTCTATTCGGGCGCAGAAATTTGAGTTCGGAGCAGGTGGTCGATGACCCATAGGACCCCATAGGACCCCATAGGACCCCATAGGACCCCGAGCGCAAGTCCTATGGGTGTGGAGTGGTGTCGCAACTTTAACGACACCACCCATAGGACCCCGCGTCTCTCACGTAGTGACGGGGTCTTATGGGTCAGGGGGTCGAGAGGGGGTTCGAGGAGCAGGTGGATAAGGAAGGAAAAAGGATGAAGAATGACACCCATAGGACCCCGAGGCTGAGAGGCTGAGATGAGCCCACAAGAGATCGACTTCAAGCGGTGGTTTGTGGCGGCTTGGGGAGACTGGCTGGTGCGCATCGAGCCCAGACAAGGTGGAGATGTCGGGGTGTCGGACCTGATGGTGGTGGTCGATCGGCGATTAGTGCCGGTTGAGCTCAAGGTGATGGTTGACGGTAAGGTGTCGGGGATACGCCCCTCCCAGAAGGTGTGGCACCGGCAGGCTGCTGGGGCTGGGCTGGTGACCCTTCTCTGCGCGGGCGAGAAGAGGCTAGGGAAGGGCTGGAGCGGGCTTGCGTGGGTCTGGGGTGGGAAGGGTAGGGGTCAAGCGTTCGACCGTTCTAGCCTGGTCCTCGTCGTTTCTAGTATGGTGAGGGAAGAATGGTCAAGAAGGTAGCGGACCCATACTACCTCTCCCCGGCATGGGAGAAGCTCCGGCTGACGGCTCTGCGGGCTGCGGGCTGGCGGTGTGTAACCTGTGGTTGCGGGGTAAGAGGTCAAAAAGCCGGTCAGTCACGACCTATGGTTGATCATATTATAACACGCAGAAAGGGCGGAGCCGACGACCTAACTAATCTTCAGGTGCTGTGCGCCCGGTGCCATGGGCAAAAAACTGCGTGGTCTGATTATAATGACAAGCCAGAGGTCGGCCTTGATGGGCTAGCTCCGGGCTGGGGCGATGACTGACCGGGTGGGGGGGTGTGGTGCGAGAGAGGTCGTTTTGCCCCAA